ATATACTGTGTCTCGTGTGATTCTATTTCTATGTTTTGTGCGGGTAATTGATATAATGCTGCTCCATCAAAGTATACAAATATGTTTCCATCTATTAATAGATCAATTATAAGATTTCTTTTGAAAGTGCTTATATCTTGAAAAGGATTAGGCTCTATGTTTAATAAAGTGTTTACCTTTGATCTTCTAATATTCTTAACTATGGGCTGTAAACCAACTATCTTTGGTCCAACATCTACAGGAATCTCTGCGACATCGTCTACTATCATGTTTACTCCACGATTAACAACCTCTTGTTGTTCGTAAGCGTTTCTATAATTAGTAGCCTTTTCCCGAGTAGATATAGTCATTCCTTCTTCCCTTGAAATCATGGGTTGAGCTGGATTTAATCTTTCTACTCTTCCTGGAATTAGCCTATCGTACCAAGCCATATTTATCTCTCTGTTTCTTTGCCCAACGGGGCTGCTTTTTAGCAGTTATCATTTTAGGTTTTTTCCCGTATATTGAATGTAATTGTAAGTGATGAGTATGACACAATGTTATTGTATCATCAAAAAGTTCTTTGTGATGATCTTCAATAAATGCGTCTCTTAATCTCATTATTTCTTCAGCCGAATTAATTTTAAAATCGTGTTTTCTAATCCATCGTTCCAGTAATTCAGTCAAACTGTAAAAATGATGAAAGTCAAGGTTTTTCTTACTATCACAAATATAACATTCAGTGCTTTTCCTATACTTAGACTTTGCTTTGTCTCTTACATATTTGACCAAGTCTCTCCTAAGATTCATATTATTCAGCCTTATAAATAATTATACTAAAAAAGAACCTTTTTGTCAAGACATATTTTTTGTTTGGTGAGCTCATTTAAAATGTTGTCGCAGTTGTCTGGAATGTATAAAGCGCATATCTAAGAGCGTCTGCCATATGACTGAATTCGTTATGTCTTGGCTTCTCTCGTAGTAAATTAGGGTTTGGATCCCATTGATATTGGTCTAGAGCTTTTAAGGCTTCTTCACTTCTCTGATCTACGATTAAATTTCCATTGTCTACTATACTTGCTACATGACCTATGCCGTCCAAGATAGATTTTTTTGCATTGATTGTTGATATATCATAATTCTGTGCAAAATCAAATCTAGTTTGTTGAGCGGCTGAATCGATATATATCCAATCGATGTCCCACCTTTCTACTAGCTTCCTTATTTCGATAGCGTGTTGTTCGGTTGTACGTTCCGCATCAAGATATTCGTCCACGAGATAATACTTTTCAGAGTCCCAATCAAAAGCCAAAACACAAAACGCTGTAGGATCTTTGTACCCAACATCAAGACCTGCAAAAAGGTCCATTTTGCTAGTGTCAATTTCTGATAAGTCTGATACGCATTTTTCATGATCAAAATTCCATACTTGTCCTTCGTAAGTGTTAAAGTCTGCTAAGTATTCTTGATTAAACTCGGCTTCGGACATTGCTTTCTTAGCTTCATTAATGTCTGATTTTGAGTGCCGTGGGTTCTCGTGATAGCTTGCTCTAATTGATATCCACTCGGGGTATTCATTATTATAACCTCTATTATAGAAGTCAGCAAACCAGTTGTTTCTCCCTCTAGGAGTTGAGATAAAGATAGCTTTACTATTTGGTTTATCTAGTGTAGGTCTTAGTGCTATATTGAAGGCATCTCTACCATCAACGAGCGCCGCCTCGTCAAAAATTATTAAGTCGTATGATCTACCAACACAGGAATCTACTTGGTTAATTGAACCCATTCTTACAGTAGATCCGTTAGATAGTTCAATTATACGTTCTTTCGCATTATCTCTAGTAACTTCTAAGTCGAAATGTTTTATAAGGTTTCGTTGTAAGTCAAAAGAGATTTGTGATAATGAATAGTTGGGTGACATTAATAATATATTAGTGTTTGGAATAAGAGCCATTAACTGACCAATTACATTTGATATGTAAGTTTTGCCTTGTCGCCTAGATAAAGCTGCACAAACAAATCTATATTTTGGATTATTAATCGCATTAATTAAAGCTATTTGAGAAGGGATAGGCTCTATGTTTAATAGATCTAAATAACCTTTTACGGGTAGCTTTAAGTATCTAACCTCTGGCTCGTACTCCATAAGATTATGAGCAGTGACATCTTTCCTACTTATTTCGAGCATTAGTGAATAGTCGTACTTTCTTGAACTAAAGTAAGGGGATCAATTAGATGATTGTCTTTGAGGATATTATATGTATGTATATAACCACCACAAAGATCAGCTAATGCCCATTCTTCTTCAGAAAGCGGACTCTCTTTGTCTTGTAATTTTCTTAAAGTCTGAATACAGTTATCTGCGATATACTGTAACCATTCTGCTTTGGATAATCTATCCATATCTATTTGCCTTTTTAGTTAGCCTTCGGTTAAACAAGCTGTGAATTCTATACTGCCTTGATTTGCTGACATTACATCAGTGGATTTCTTTGCTAGTATTATCTGGGCGTCTCCACTACCTGCAGCTAATAGATTACAGGTGGATCCAACTGTTCCGGCTGCATTATATACAGATATAATTCCTGCTGTGCCTCCAGTATGTGTACATAGTACTTTAGTGGCACCATTTATAGTTGATCCATTAGCAAAACTATTGCCTGCTGCTTCTTTTGCTGATAACAATTTGATTGCTCTCATTTTTTTCTCCTAACGCTTTTTGCGTCCTTTTCTGCGTTTCTTATTGGACTGGCGGTATTTAATAGCTCGAAGCCTGCGCTTCGCTGCTTTTTTAGTCCTTGAAACACCAGAAGTATTGTCGATTTTCCAACCGCCATTTACTCTACGAATGGGCATAGATTACTCTTTAAGAGCTTTCTCTGCTTCTTCTTTAGTGTTAAATTTTAATAGTTTTCCGTTCTTTCGAATCCTGAACTTTCCTCGTCTTTCTTCGATTTCGGGTGCTGTATTGATTATTATAGAATCCCCTTCAGATACTGGATCTGATTTGGGTACAGCTATTTTTGTTTCATATTTTAACATTTAACTCTCCTAAGTCATTGCTGCAAATATCTCTACATCACATGATGCGGTATCTGCGTCTAGTATTAAGCTATCTACGTCTGCCCAAGCTGCAAAAGCTCCTGCAGTAGCATGTATGTCTACTTGTGGTCCTTCATCTGTTCCACCAATTATTATACTTTGTTTCTTTTCTAGTTTAATATATGCTGTATCAGCACCATCATCAGATAGTCCAATAGTAACAAAGTTAGTATCATCTAAATTTGTTATTCTCAAATAAGAAACATCTGCTCTAATTAATGTTCCAGCTGAAGCAGCAGTACCAAACTTAAGAAAAGTGGTTGCTGTTGTAGTAGCTGTTACGATTTGTTTGTAAACCTCATTTATACTTGCTATTGTAAAGGAATTGGTTGCTCCTTGGTCTTTGCCGTTCAACGATATAGCTTCTGTGACTGTTACAGTCATTGTTGCGGCAGTAAGTGTAGTTGACATTTAATTTCTCCTAATTATTTCGCTCTTCAAATAAGCGATCAACCTTTTGGGAAAGTCTATCTATTGCTTCCATTACTCTGTCCATTACATTGTCCATTTCTTGTCTAGTAACATAGTCTTTTCCGAGTTCTTCTCGGGTTCTATTTAACAATATGTCAATACGTCTAATTTCTCGTACCTGTGCTACTATTATTATAGTCATAGGTGCAACGATTAGAGATAGTATTGCGTTCCACATCATTGTCATTTCCGAATCCATTTTAGTGTCCTGTGTGTGATGGGGTGCGTACACCCTTATTTTTGATTTGTATAATTACTTAAATATTCTTTATTATATCAAATTAGAGATTTGATGTCAAGAAATATTTTTTGGGTGCCATTTGTCTTATAAAATTCGATAAGTATTTATAAAACGAGACGTACATATGTACCACTTGAAAAAATTTTGAAAACCAGACGTCAACTATATGAATACGTTGTAAGTCTCTTCCTTAAATATTTTTAAAATTCTTTATACGCTAAATATTTTTATAGGCTCTGACTTGCCTTTAACCATTATATCGCCTATATTTTCGAAATTATGTTCTTTACAATTTTTTACAGTAGCTTCGGATACTATAATCTTCCACTCTTTATAATCGTTTCTTCCTGCTGTCGCTTCTAGTCTAGCCGCTAGATTTACTGCGTCTCCTATTACTGAGTAATCGAAACGAGTTTCTGAACCCATATTACCTACTATACAAGTTCCTGTATTAACTCCTGTTCCAACATTAATAGGGGGTAGTCCTAAATTCTGATCTTTAAATCGTTTA